CTTCTATAATTTCCCAAAACCAGCGTGCTATAAAGCCGTCCGGGTCAAAGGCCGTGCCGGTGAGATGTGTGTACGGTAGTGTTGGAAAAAAGGCCGGCAATACCACATCCGCTCCGGCATTGCAAATAGGCGGTATATTTTCCGTGCCAACATCTACAATATCGTTCTGGTAGATGCATTTTATCATCGCAATCTGAGTCTTGCCCTGGTCCATATCCCAAGTTAGATCGGTGATAAAGTAATTTGCAGGTAACATATAATTGAATAGTACCAGATCATTAAATTTTAAGGCACCCTCTGCTAAATACTCTACGCGCTCGTGGGCATTTATAAACAAGCGCCTAAAGACTTTAGACACACTTTCATTATACCTGTCGCGCTCTATTGGGTAAACAACATCTGTCCACTGCTCCCAGTGGCTACGGTCTCCGGTAACATCTTTTATATTGTATTCCAACACCTCAAAACTGCCGGTGGTAATGGCGTTTTCGGTTTCCACTACCATTTCTTCCCCGTTACGCCAATTGTAAAAAACATTTAGTATTACAATTGGGTTGCTATTATATCTTACAGTATCCGGATTATCCGCAATAAGGTTTGCACCACGTAAGGAAACCACACTGTAGTTTCTATTTTGGAATGTTCGGCCATACAGCACCGGCACGTTAAGCGTGTTAAAATCGGTGCCGCGCTCTTCTAATTTTGCCAGGCGAAACGCTTTAGAAAATCCACTGGCATCATCTGCATAGGTAAGTTCTGATTCTTTATTGATCGTGAAATCTTCATTTAAAACATTTGTAAATCCTAGTACATCCTCAAAACCAGTTACCTTTAATTCCAGTTTTTCTATGGTAATATATTTGCTATAGGTTTTATCCTCTATGTTGCCATCAAAATAAGGCTCAATGATACGGAGGTCCAACAAACCCGGCTCATTGATAAACAAATCAAAAGCCATGGTAATTATACTATCCTCAAAACTGCGCTCAATAGCGTAGATAGTTTCTCCGTTAAGCAAAAACAAAAGCCTTAGACCATTAGCTGTAATACCATCCTCTGCCTCGGCTGATATAAGACTTTTAAACGTAGCAGAAAATACGAGCTTATCATATTGCCTACAATAAATCTTATTTTTTAGCGCTACGAAACGAGTTGTAATAAATGCGGTACCATTGCTCGTCGGCAATACAACTTGATAATCTGGAGATAATGCCTCTACATGGTAGCCGCCACGCCCAAACCAATGGGTAGGATGTATATCGCCCTCCACACCTTGCCCAATGGCCCAATTATCATTGGACTCTTCTATTATAGTCTCTGGCAAAGCCTGCGGTTCCCGATCGTGACTAACATAGATCTGATTGTAAGGCGCAACTACCGTAATATTAGGAACATCTAAGCCGTTAAAGTTTTTTCGTAATTTAGTATAGGTATAATCCTCTATAAAATCCCCTTCAAAATCGTACTTTTTGAAGGGAACAACCAACAAATGCCGCCTGTTGATACCCTCTACCCACCATTCGTTGCCTGATTGATAAACCACGCAAACCATATCAAAAAGTAAATCGGACAGTATTTTGTAGCAATCCAAATTGCGTTCCCTATTTAGTAGATCTGAACCCGGTAAATAGATAAGGTCATAATCTTTTACCTGTACATTTTCTATTGCAGGAGAAAAGTTTAACGGTAATTGCAGACCTGTTTGGCGTAGGCAGGCCGATATTATCTGAACCACAGAATTTTCTACCTGGTAAAAGGTTTCCGGTAAGTATTTTCCTTTTAACCTGCCTAAACCATCAACCGCCTCAAAGGAGGGATAAAAACTACCGGACACATAAGGCTCACTGTAGCGGTCCGGCAACAAAAAGCCCGTCCAAACAATAGTATCCGGCGTGTCCGTGAGGTATATTATTATTTTGTAGCGTGTTTCGTTTCCGGTAAATAAATGCCGAAAGGCACCATCTACAGCACCATCCAAATTTACCTCCATTGTAAAAGATAAACTAGACCCTACAATCGTTTGGCCGTCCTTATCCCGGCCGCCGTTCCAGCGAAGCAAAAGAGATTGCGCCTCTGCGTGCTCCAAAGAAAGTACATGAGAATCATCTTCCGTGTCCACGATGTCTATGGTATAGTTCATCTACGTAGATCGGTTTAAACGGTTGTTCTCTTCATTTAGCATAATACGGAAACCACCTGCCTCGTATCTAAGCGATGGGGACAATCTTATCGTATTGCCCTTTGCGAAGGCACCTGCCAAGTTCTTTTGTTGCGCCAGGTTCAGGATAAGTTCCCCACTATTTACGCCTGCTACTAAATTGTCCCCACTAAAGGAGCTACCCCCTACAATACCGCCAGATGCAAAGTTACCCGCAAAGTTTGATGACACACTTTTAAGAAGCGCACCCAATGCCACTAAACCTATACCCGCAAAAATAGCGGCCCCAGGACTAGAGAAAGAAAGCTTTAAAGCTTTCATGGTAATACCTATCTGTATAGCCGCTCTACCAAGCTGGGTCGCAATACTTCCAATACTGTTTAAAAGCAAGGCACCAATATCACCTATACCCGCGGTACCCGAAATAATACCACCTAAAATTTGACCAAAACCTACAGCAAAATCTTCAACCGCTCCTTGTAAAATTTGATTTGAATTTTCCCTAAATTCTAAAAGGCGTTCCTCAAAAGCCAGTAGTTCATCACTCATTTTCTCGGCTTGGATCGTATCTAAAACGTTTGCAAAAACATTTGTATCCCCCAGCTTGGCAATACCTTTCGTTTCTATATCCAAGGCTACGGTCTGGGGGGTAAACGGACCGCCGTTAGCACTTGCCACACCCGCTTCCAAGCCTGCCTTTATGGCATCGCTTACATTTTCGGTCAGGGAAACCGTATCCACGTTGCTCCCCAAGAGCTCGTATTTTTTACCCCGCAAGGTGTTGTTTATACCATCGCCAATGTTTTTTTCTATTACCCCTTTCAGCGTTTTGAAATCCTCTCCAATATTGCCCAACAAATCGTCCGCTACCTTAAAACCGTCCTTAAAACCTTTGGCAAGGACTGATGCTAGACTTGCAATATCTCCGGTAAGTATAGCGGTAACAATATCCCCCAAATTCCCAAAGCTGTCCTTTATGTTCTGGCCTATGGCGGATATAGCGTTACCCAAAGTGCCGAAAACGAATTTACCAACGGCCAAGAGGTTTCTAAAATTAAGGACAATGGCCTCCACCCCGCCCCGGAAAATGGCACTTTCGTTATAAAGGTCTACAAAGTAGTTGGCCAGCTCAACCAAGGTAGCCTTTATAGGCTCCCAATTCTTGTAAATGACAATGCCCACAGCGGTAAGGCCTGCGACTATTAATCCTATAGGCCCTGTCAAAAGGGCAAAGCCGGTACCTATGGCCGGTAAAATCGTACCCGCCAGAGCCAACAACGGGCCAACGGCCGCGGCAATGCCCCCAAAAATGACAAGGAATTTTTTTGTCTCGGGGGATAGGTCGCCAAAGCCCAGGGCCAATTGCTTAACACTATCTATAATGGGGTTCAAACCCTGTAGGATAATCTCGCCAAAGTCCTCTGTAATATCCCCTATTATATTCTTTAATTGCGTAAACGGCCCCAGACCTGCACGGGCGGCGGCGGCGGCCGAGCCTCCATATTGTTTTTCAAGTTCATCCAATATAAGGGTCTGCGCCTCCGCGGTCTTGCCCATTTCTACCAGGGATTTGATAAGTATCTTTTGGTCCTTAGAAAACTGTATGCCCGATTTACTTAATGCGGAAAGCCCCAGAACGGGGTCGTTCAAAGCCTTGCCCAACTGTATAGTGGCGCCTTTTAGGTCGCCATCCAATCTAGTGGCCAAATCCAATGCGGCCTGTTGGGTGCGTTCAAATTCGCGGCCGGTAACATTGGTGAAGGTCAATAATTGCGCGGTTACGTTCTTAAGGATGTTCTCGTCACCAAATAGCGTATTTTCCTGTAGGGCGGAAGCCATTTTTTTAAGCTGATCGGTATTGTAGCCAACGGCATTGCCCGTAGATATCAGGCCCTGTTCTACCTGTGCGACCGCTTTTGCCTGCACATCGAAATTTTTAACCGCTATGGCGCCCAAAGCAAGTAATGGCGTGGTAACGCCCAAGGTAAGACCGGCACCTACTTTCTGGAACTTTCGTCCTATAGTGTCCAGTTTGCGCTGCGCATTTTGCATTTGACTGCTAAACTGCTTTAGGTCTGCACCAAACCGTATAGAAATGTCTGCGAATGAAGCCATTTACTTTCTTGCTTTTTTATCTTCGTCTATTTTTGCCCAAAGTGCCTTTGAACGTTCCCTTATTTCTTTTGCCCTATCTTTCTGCGTCATCATTATTTCATCGTCCCACGGCATGGGCATAAGTGTATTCGGGGAAAGGGATGTGTTTTCGCCCACATGCGGCAGCAACAGTAAATAAGTCTGTATGCGCACCCTTTCCCATGCCAATTGCTGGTTGCCCCTAAAGCCCGTGAGCTTGTTGAACAAAGAACGTGGCGTAATGCTATGCAACTGCTTTACGGTCATCTGCATTTCGCCCAATGC